ATTTCCATGATGGCTGAAATTGATATCCCAACCGATACATCTGACAAGGTGAAAAAGGTCAGCGGTTATTACGCCAATGAATTGTGGAACAAACAGATGGTCTGGGATGCAGTTTCCATGCAGTGGATAACATCCCAGAATTATGAAGACATAACCGGGGAATCTTTCCCTGTAAACAGACCGTAAAGAGGTGGTTTTTATGGCATACGAAATCGACAAAATTAATTATCTCCAGATCGGTGTACAGGGAGAGAATATCGCCCGGAAAATTGAAATTGACATGACGAAATGGGTACAGGAACTGGAAGCGGATAATGTTTCCGGTTATTCGTTCAATGTCATTTTTAGGCCGTACAATGATCCGAATAAATACCCGATGGTGACTACTTATAACAGCACCAATAAAATCCTCACATGGAAGATCGGCAGTGCGGCTACGCAGACTCCCGGCGTAGGATACACGGAAGTCCGCGCACAGGAAGCCACCTCCGGCCTTGTAAAGAAGACGAGGATTATTCCTACTTCCGTTGAGGAAAGCGTAAGCGGAAACGAGACTGATCCGCCAGAGGTACAGGCCGGCTGGGTCACGAACGTGCTGAATGCCGGGACTGCGGCTGTGAACGCGAATACTGCGGCACAGGCGGCGAAGACTGCGGCAGAAACCGCGAGGGATGCGGCACAGGCGGCGGCTGGGAATTTTCAAGATTTATCTGCATCAGTAACAGGGCTTGCGGCTGGAGCAAGTCCTACTGTTAATGTTACGCACAGCGAAGGTGGATATTATAATCTTGCATTTGGCATTCCCAAGGGAGATAAGGGAGATAAGGGAGATCCGGCTCCGCTTGATAATCTTTATCAAGCCGTGGACGAATGGCTTGGAGATAACAATTTTACAAATCCAGACAGTCCTCCACTGGACAGGAATCTCGCATCGTCTTCTTCTGCGGCTCCGGCAGACATGGTTGGTGATTTAAAGAGCGTAATTATTTATAATTGCACAGGGCAAGGTGCTTCTGGCGCAACTGCCAAAAACATTGTAATCAATTCAAGCGGTCAGGAATCAGCATCTACAACACGCATATCAACCGGATTCATTCAGTTCTCTGAATATCCTGTAACAGTAACCCTTAACAGCGGATACAGTGCAATAGTACGAAACTATTATAAGGACTTTTCTTTCTATGCAAGGGATGATTCCTGGGGAACATCAAAAACGTTAACATCATCGGAACGGTACTATCGTTTTGTCATCCGAAAAGATAATGGGAATGCAATAACACCGGATGAATTGAGCAATGCGATTGCATCCGGTTTCACAAATGCGTTTTGTTATATTACCGATGCTGAGTTGCGTGACGAAATAAAAGCTGTTGACCGGAATGCTGATGTTGACTTTGCGCTGAACAGAATAACAGCACTTGAGAAAATTGGTGAGGTGACCGGAAACGTCCTGACATCCTTGTATTTAAAAACAGGCGAAAAGGCTATCATAGACGTTTCTGCAATTACTGGAACCGTAAATGCTTATACGCACGGCCACACATCGTCTGGGGTGCTTGCGATGACATCAACAGGACGCAAGGTGTTCACAGCATCTTTTGACGGATATCTTGAGTTCACTTGCGTAAATACTGCGACAATAAACGCAGTGTATTATCTGGAAACGGACACAAGAGATGGTATTGCAAGTTTAACGTGGACGGATGCATCTAAATCAACCGATGCTCTGGAAGATCTGGAACTTGGCGGGATGTATTCCAACACAGGGAGCAATTATGATATAACAACAAGCGTTAGGACAATCGGCTATTTACGGCAGGACATTATAGGTGTATCGTTTGATAACACAAAATACAAATGTGCGTTGTATGTGTATGATGGTGGCAACGGTAAATTTATCGGACAACCGGATGGGAACGGCGGATATACGAAAAACTGGCAGGATGCTAAAAATGTAGCAAATCCTGTCAATCTGTTGGCATACAATCCACAGGAACATATTTTCAGACTGCAATTTATCAAAATCGCTTCAGGAGATGCTGTCATTTCAGATGTGGATGCGAAAGCTGTCACAGTCAATACAAGACAGTTTAATGATGGCGAAACGTATACAGTTGGAACTGGACGTCAATTTGAATCGTTTATGGAGATGCTTGACGCACTGAAAAACAACGGAAACAAAAAAACTGTTTATGTCTATCCTGGCGAATATGATATTTTTGAGGAGATGGGTGGTGCTGATTTCATTGCCACTGTTGACACAACAAAATCATGGGAAGAGTACAATTTTGTGGTGCCAAGGAACACGCACATCGTAGGGATTGGAAATGTTGTTTTGAAGTGGCAACCCACTGATTCAGAAATTATTGACAATGCACACGCAAATATATTCAGTCCATTGAATGTATACGGATCATGCAGGATCGAAAACATTAGCATTGTATGCTCAAATTGTCGGTATGGAATCCATGACGAAACAAGCGGAGCCTTTGCAAATAACGGTGCGGTGCATGAATATATCAATGTAAATGTACAGTACAACGCAAGCACATATGGCAATAAATACGCATATGGTGCAGGCCACAACAGGAATATGAAACTGTACTTTAAGGATTGCGTATTTGAAGCAGCATACGGGGATGTATGGTCAACACACGATTGGAATGCTGCAGAAAATGAAAGTAGCATGTTCGTATTTGATTCGTGTGTGTTTGGGAGGACTGACAATAGCAACAAAGGAGGAGTCCGTTTTTCTTCATCTGATACATCCGGAAGAATTGACAATGTAAGGATGAACAACTGTTCATTGAGCAGGATCTCGTTTAGTTCTGAAAGCGGAACAAGTGCAATTAAGCAGGGATACAAAGTAACTGCCATTGGATGCAATGTACTTGGAACCACTATCTACACAGACAGAATTGCCGTAGAAGATAGAATACCTCCTGTTGAAATCAACCCGATCCCACAATTAAGTTAATGGAATCTTTAACTCACTACGGGGGGTGGTTATTTGGTTGGCTGGATATGGATTCCTGTTGCTTTCTTTGTTGGCGTATTTGCAGGAATCGGAATTATCTGCATTTGTGCCGCAAACAACGATGAGTAAAAGCTTTGGCTTTTGCAAATATGAATGATCCAATATAAGGAGATGAAGACGAATGAATTACAAAGGAGCCTATAGTTCTGGGACCTCTTACAGTGTTGGCGATGTGGTGGTCTACACCGACAACGTCGCCTACTGGCTTCAAAAACCTGCCGTAGCAGGAACTCCCTGCCATGATACGCTGTACTGGGGACGGGTCATCGGTCCGCTCCAGGATGCGGTGCTGATGTTCCACGGTATGCTGACGAGCATTAACAGCTCGATTTCAGAGCTTGGCACGGCGGTTGCCAGTATCCCAACGAACATCAACGACGAAGCCATCACGCTGAAGGACGAGAGCGACAACGAGTACCTGATAACGGTGGATGCTTCCGGCGATACTCCGGAGCTGGCCGTGACGCTGATCGAAGAAGAGGGAGAGGGTGACTGATCATGAACTGGGAAACCATCATCGTAGCATTGATCGCTGCGATCGGGCCTCTGATCGGAACCATCCTGACGATCCGGCAGCAGAGCCATCTGATTGAATACCGGATGGACCAGGTGGAAGGAACCATCAAAAGTCTTTCTGACAAGGTTGAGAAGCATAACAATTTTGACCGGCGGCTGATCGTGATCGAGACACTGCTGGGTATCAAGAAGGGAGAAAAAAAGGATGATTGACTGGGGAAAATGGGCGAAGGCTGCACTGATCCGTGCGATCCGTACTTTTGCGCAGTCTGCGCTGGCGTACATCGGAACCGGGGCCGTGGTTCTTGGCGACGTGAACTGGCTGGCTGCGCTGTCAGCCGGTGCGATGGGTTTTGTGCTGGCATGGCTGTTTGCGCTGGCCGGACTGCCTGAGGTGGAACCGGAGGAAATCCCGGAGGATCAGTAATATGGATGAGAAATGCAAAGGCTGTGAAGACAGACAGGCGTGTGTGCCTTTTTTTGTACATGAAAATACGGTTATGCATCTGAACAGGGTGAACAAAAGAATCATGCTGTTGTTTTCCGCCTTGCTTCTTATTATGTGCATTACTGTTTCATTCATTGTTGATACGCTTGTAAATAACAATACAAAGAGAGAAGCACAGATTCTTGAAATGGTGACCCGGCGGATCACGGAGGTGGCTGATGGAGTACAGCAACAGTCAGGCCCGTGAAGCCATTGCAGAGTATATACATTCAGAGCGGGACCGGGAGATTCTTTCCCGCAGGCTGATTGACGGAATAACCTTTGAGCGGCTTGCAGAGGAATTCCAGATGTCAACCAGACAGATCAAAACCATTGTCTATAAAAACGAGAGTGTACTGTTCAAACATTGCACCAAAACTGCCCGTTGATTTCATCGTCAACGGGCTTCCTTTTTGATAATCTGATCCCAGAAGGAGGCGAGGACCTTTTGTGGATCAGATGCAACCCGAACCCGCTGGGTAAACAGACAAGCGACTGTGTTGTCCGCGCACTTGCCATAGCCACAGAGCGGAGCTGGAAGAACACCTACCGCGATCTGTGCGACCTGGGCGAGATCGAAGCGGAAATGCCGAACTCAAACTATATCTGGGGTCTTGACCTTCGGTCCCTTGGGGCGAATCAGTTCCTGCTCCCGGAGACCTGTCCGATGTGCATTACGGTCCGCGCCTTCTGTGAAAAGTATCCCGAAGGAATCTACGTGATCGGAACCGGCAGTCATGCGGTGGCCGTCATTGACGGCGACTACTATGACTCCTGGGATTCCGGGAATGAGATTCCGAGCTATTTCTGGAGGGTGAAGTAAATGTACAACACAGGTTATCCGATGTATCCCCAGGTGAACCCGATGATGCCGAGAACGGACATCGGCCAGGTGAACAGCGAACAGGAAGCGATCAACGCATACGTTGCTGCCGGCAGTTCCAAGATCATGTTTACACCGGATGATAAGACGGTTTTCGTCAAGTGTGTGAGCATGAACGGACAGTCCACGCTGGATATCTTCGACAGAAGGGCACCATCGCCCGTTCCACAGGCCTCTGACTATGTGACGAGGGAAGAACTCACCCAGATGCTGGAGGCGCTGAAACCGGCTAAAAAAGCCGTTAAAACGGAGGTGGCAGAATGAGCCTGTTTGACCGTGTGAGCGGAACGCCTGCAAGGCAGATTACGATGCAGGATGTACAGCAAGATCCTGTTGGAATCGGACGGGAAAAAGGGTATCAGATACCGGACAATCTTGCGACTAATCCACAGGCGATGGTGATGCATCTGCTGCAGACCGGACAGGTTAATCCTCCGATGCTGCAGAAAATCAGGCCGTTATTGCAGCGGCTTGGATTTAAATAAAAGAATAACCGAAGTGCTACCAACACTCCGGTCATCCTGGGAACACGAATGCCCCCCAAATAAGCAAGTAAATTATACGTTGTTTCCAGGATATTTGTCAAGCTACAACCCGCAGTGCGCAGGCGGCTTGTAAATATCAAAAAAGGAGACAACAAAATGGATTCTACTGGTACCCCTATGTATATGCCGGTGGCTCCCGCCAATTACGGTGGCGGCTTCGGTGACGGCTTCGGCAACGGATGGTGGATTATTCTGCTGTTCCTGTTTGCCGGCGGTGGATTCGGATGGGGCGGCTTCGGCGGCAACGGTGGCGGATTCATGAACGCTGACATTCAGCGCGGATTCGACCAGAGTGCCGTGATGACCGGCGTTTCCGGCATCCAGAACACCCTGACTTCCGGTTTCGGCGACATTCAGACTGCTCTGTGCGGCGGCTTTGCCGGCGTGAACAGCAACATTGCCAACGGCTTTGCCCAGGCGGAGATCGGAGAAAACGCCCGTCAGATGGCGAACATGAACCAGATGTTTGGCCTGTCCAGCCAGCTCTCTCAGTGCTGCTGTGACAACCGGCTGGCGACAGCGCAGACGCAGGCTGTCGTTCAGAGCGAAGGCGCTGCCACCCGGCTGGCGATCCAGAACCAGACGCAGGCGATCCTCGACAAGATGTGCCAGGATGACATCAACCGCAAGGACGAGAAGATCCTTGAACTCCAGAACAGCCTGAACATGGCCAACCTGGCTGCCAGCCAGACGGCTCAGACGGCTCAGATCCTCGCGGCTCTGACCACCGTCACCCCGGCTGTGTAAGGAGGGTTGCTGAATGTTTGAAGCAATCTGCGAAGCCATCCATAAGGAAATGGATATGCTGGAGGATAAGTATTCCAAAGGCACCCAGCTTTCCGGACAGGACCTGGAGCACATCGACAAGATGGCTCATGCGCTGAAGTCCCTGGCAACCTACGATGCCATGAAGGGCAACAGCGAGTACGGCGGAAGCTACGACGGCGGTTCCTACGCCCGTGGCCGCAGCCGGATGACCGGGAGATACATCAGCCGTGACGGCTATGAATCCCGGGATGGTTACTACAGGTAAATAATTCCCCGCAGCACGTCGCCACAAGGCGGCGTGTTTCATTTTTGGAGGTGAAGATATGGTTGACGGAAACAAGCTTGGCGATGTCGGTTTCCAGAAAATCGGAACGCCGTACAGAGAGATGGACTGTCAGGCGTTTGTGGAATGGTGCCTGCGGCAGTGCGGATGCAGCAAGGATCTTGCTGGCAGCAACGCATGGTACCGGGAAGTGATGAAGAACGGAACAATCCTCTCGCCGGAAGAATGCGTGGCACAGCTCGGATGCGTGCCGAAAGGCGCTTTCCTGTTTATCCATGCATTTGACGGCGGGGAGCCGGAGAAATACAAGCCGGACGGACTTGGCAACGCCAGCCATATCGGGCTTTGCACGATTCCGCGAGGAGAGGGCGCGATCAATTCCTCCTACAGCCGGGGATGCGTCTGCGAGAGCAAGTTCAAAGGGAAGACGATCAAGGGCGGATGGAACAAGGTTGGCCTGTGGAACAAGGTTGACTACGACTACGGCGGCGGAAGCAGCGGTGGCGGTGGCAGTTCGCCTGAACCAGAACCAGAACCGGAACCTACGCATGACTGGGCGCTCATCGGGAATGTTCCTGCCGGGAACAGACAGGACGTGAACTTTCGGAAAAAGCCGAATGTTTACGCAGACCTGATTGACCGGATTCCCGTCGGATATCCGGTGGAAGTACTTTCCAACAATGGCGAGTGGTCGAAGGTCAAGTGGAACAATCAGACCGGCTATGTGATGAGCAAGTTCCTGACCTATTACGAAGAATCCGGATCGGGGCTTTATACGGTGTGCATTCAGCACCTGGATAAAACGCAGGCTGACGAAATAAAACGGAACTATCCGCAGGCGGAAGTTACCGAAGAATAAAGGAGTGGATGATATGGCGACTACGACGGCAAGGAACCAGCAGGATGTTGAAAACATGAATGTCCGGGACAGGTTGTGGGACTCTCTGAATTATTCCTACGGGAAGAAGAGGGAGGACTCTGATAAGAGTTTTGCAAAGGCGTATTCCCAGGCAGTGAATCAGGGAATTAAGACCGGAATGCAGCGCTCATCCTACGGCGCTCAGACGCTGGCGAATATCGACAAGCAGAAGATCGATGCCCAGAACGATATCTACGACCAGCAGATTGCTGATTATGAAAACAGGCTGTATCAAATCGAACGTGATGAAAAAGCAGATCAGCAGTGGGAAGCCGAGTTTGGTGAGACGCAAAAGCAGAATGAATGGAGCAGAAATTTTCAGCAGAATGAAGCAAACAGGACACAAGCGAGATGGGAAAGCGAGTTTGGCGAGACGCAGAAGCAGAACGAGTGGAACAGGAACTATCAGGAATCCAGGGCTGCGGTCGCGGATGCTCAGTGGGAGAAAGAATACCAGCGGGCGCTTAACGAGTTCAATGAACAGATGGCCTATCAGCGCGAGAGAGCGAACGTTTCCGATGCTCAGTGGGAGAAAGAGTATCAGGAAAAACTTCGGCAGTTCAACGAGCAGATGGCGGAGAACAAGCGGCAGTTTGATCTCAATATGGAATATCAGCAGGATGAATTTAAGTATAAGTGGGGCCTTGCCGGTGGCGGTTCTGCGGATACAGGATCTTCTTCCGGCGGAGGTGGGAGTACTGCCTATTGGGATACACGGCCTGAGTGGCAGAGAGCCGGATATAAATCTGAAGCAGAATGGAAGGCAGCGCAGAATGCGAATTCTTCTTCATCCGATGAGGGATTTATTGGTGCTGTTTCCGGGAATGATGGAAAGAAGTCTACATGGCTTGGGCTTGGAGAAAATCCAAAGTTTGAAACCAAGAAGAAAACAAATGATGAAAAGAAGTCTACATGGCTTGGGCTTGGAACCAAGTAGAAAACATAATAACTAATCCTCAACAATAAAACATTTAGGAGGATAGACAATGGCTTTTGATCTGTTGAGAAAGATTGAGAAAAACGAGAAAACACCATACCAGCAAAATGTATCTCAGCCTGTCAATGATAAATGGTATAAGGGAAGCCAGCCGACAACAAGAGAAGCTGTCGGGCAGTTGATCCTTGCCACACAGCAGGACAAGGCAAGGGGCATTCAGCTTCAGAATGATTTCCAGATTCGCCAGCAGGACCCGACAAGCATATTCTATGCTCCGTACACGCAGATCACGAACAAGTATGTGACACAGCTCGGAGACATGGGCTATGACATCAGCAATATCGACGATGATTGGTTTAATGCCACGTCCGGGCTTGATGAGTACTTGCAGTACAATGGCACGACTAACACTCCGAGTTCTCCCGGAAAGAAGGCTTCTGCCAACGAGAACGCTGCCTATGCTCGTTTTCAGGTTGGGAAATGGCAGGATCAGACCACGAAAGCAAAGACCGAATGCGCTGCCCTTCAGGAAGAGATCAATTTCCTCGCCACATGGCAGGACCGGAACTACTCCGATGACGATATCATGGAGTACATTTACGGCAATGACGGCGAAAAATTCAAGAAGAAGTATCCTACGCTGGCTGCGATGGACGAAAGCATGGAACCCGGCAAAGCCATCCTTCAGTTCAATGAGCCGATTCCTTACTCTAAGGACTGGGTATACGGAAATATCTGGGCGGCCAGGAATGACGGCGGTACCGGGAACTATTGGCAGGACATGGGGCGAAGCGCTCTCGGCGAAGGCAATCAGTGGGTAGAGAACAAGGATATTTCTGCCCGTCTTGACGATTCCAATCCTGACACATACGCTCCGTACACTGTCGGCAGCACAACGGACGATGTGCTGATGTACTTCAACGTTCCTTCCTATGATAAGGAATGGCTGAACAACAACAGGCCTGACAAAAACGATCAGACCGCCGTTGATATGTGGAACAAGGGATGGGATGCCGCTGATTTCACGGAGAAGGCGAAAGAAGAACTTGAGATGTTCAACAAGCGTCTCGACCGGAAACTTCAGAACGCGACCGATCCTGAAAAGGTAATGAATGGTCTTGACTCCATGCTGGAGGACTATCCGTATCTTCAGAAGCTCGACAAGAGTACGAACAAGATCGACTCCCTTATTGGCACGTCTGAAGCAATCGCGTTCAGCAGATACGACATCAGGAACAAGGTTAACGAAGCCTGCGCGAAGAATGCCGGACTCCTTGACGGAGATCAGACACTGTCGAACAACGGAATCAATACAGGAACTGACCAGTCAACTGCCGTCACAAGGGCGAACGATCAGAAGGTTGTCAACGACAGTTCCATGATCGACGATATGCAGACGGATGCAGAACACAACGCGACGGCGAACACTCCTTCCACGATGTATTCTGCGTTTATCAAAGGCTTTACAGAGTTTGCGAAAGATCCTGCCGGGATCATTCAGAAGAACGAGCCTGCGGTTACCAATGCCTATACGAACTCCATCCTTCCGCTTTCCAATGATATCTATGCGAACCGGCAGGCACAGGACAACCTCGATAAAATGAACGCTGCCAATCTGGAGATCGTTGACAGGTGCGATGAGATTCGGAACGGATATACTTCAGGCTCCGGCGTGTTTGGCTTTATGTATGACATTGAGGATGGCCCTACTGTGAAACGTGGGGATGCCGATGTCGCGAACAGCCGTTATGCTCCTGCCCTTGCCGAACTGTATGAAGCGGTTACAGGCGAGTCCGCCATTGATGAGGACGGCGGAATCAAGCAGAATGTAATGAGCGATGCGCTTCTGTACTACGACTACATCATGAACGGAAATGCTTCCTACGAAGAGGACGAAGAAGTTCCGTGGCTGATGCCGGAATACACCAACCTGAAGAAAGGATACGAAGCGGAGATTGAGCGTACCGCAGGGGCACAGGCTGCTTATGAGAACGAGCAGGCCATGTGGGATGCCCGGATTCAGTTGTACGATTCCTTCGGGATTGACAGTACAGGGCTTCGGACTGCCCGTGATGTGGCTGCGTACATGGAATACTTTGCCGAGTACGAGCCTACACAATGGGATTCCTACAGCCTGTACGATTCTGCCATGAGAGCTATGGGAGATGACGCGACCTATGATGCCGTCATCGAAGCCACAAAGGAAGACACAGAAACATATCAGTACCAGCTCGGAAACATGATGGAACTCAAGAACTATCTTGAGGAGAACAATATTGAGGTTCCTGAGAACTACATGACGAACCTTAACCGCTACATCGGAAAACTGGAGCGGACGCTGGCTGACTATGAATACTTTCAGATCCGTGGAGCGGATGACTTTGAAGAACGTGCCGCCAGAGGAGAAAAGATCGGCAGGAATTTCATCGAAGGCACATATATCGGAACGGAAAAGAATCCTCTCAATGATGTTATGACAGAGGATGAGAAAAAGACGTTCTACTATCTGTGCGATCTTGATCCGATGAAGGCACAGGAGTATTACAACCATCTCGCCGACGATTCCTACGGCGTACTGCATACACGGCTGGACGAGGAGATCCAGAAACGAGCCAAGGAAGAAGTCGATGCCGGTTTCTGGAGCGGTGCGTGGGCGAACCTGAAGGCAATCGGTTCTGCTCCGTTCAGTGCGATTGCATCCGGTGCATATACGCTGGAAACAATTTTGTCCGGCGAGGAATACAATCCGCACAATATGGCACTCGGACTCGGCAGATACGCGAATGCCGTTAACGAAGCGACCATGCAGTCCATCCACGACACGCTTGGCGAAGGCACTTTCCTCGACCAGCTTGCTTCCGGTGCCTATGAGATTGTGTATAACCGTGGCAGAAGCATGGCAAACCAGTTCATGTTCAGCTTCCTCGGCAACCTTACAGACACGGCTCTTATCAATGAATTCCTTGGTTCCATTCCTATGGCTACAGAAGCAATGGGCATGGCGATTGCGGATGCAAAAGAGAAGAACATTGACGATACGAATGCTTATCTCTACGGCGGTATCACGTTCTTTGCAGAAAGCCTGTCCGAAGCGATCACATACGGAAACATTCAGGAAGCCTTGCAGGGAACTGATGACGAGGTTATCAGAAGCACGAAGGATCTCCTCATCAACTGGCTCAAAAAGAGCGGTATTGAGGAAATGGCTGGTGAAACTGTAACAGAGATTGTCGAAAAACTTGCTGATGAGCAGATCCTCGGTGCCTATTCGGATCATGAATCCCTGATCGCAAGTTATATTGAAAAGCTCGGACTTGATCCTGACAATCCCGTGGACCGTGCCAAGGCAGAAGAGTATGCGCGGAGAGATGAACTGGGAAGCATCCTGCATACGGCATTGATTTCCTATCTCAGCCCCGGACTTGACGTCGTTTCCGGCACTGTTACGGACTTCGCCCGTGACCTTCAGAATGTTCGTCTTTTGACAAGGGAACAGCAGAAGAATGGCAACGCCGAAGCAAACATGGCGAACACATGGAAGGAATACAAGGCGTGGAAACAGAAGGCACAGGAAGCCCCGATGCAGGCGACCGCAGAAACTCCTGCCGAACAGGAACAGACGGAAACCGCTCCTGATCAGGAAGCAAAAGCGACCGAAGAAGGGCCAAAGTTCCTGAAGGCATCAGCCGTTGAGCAGAAGACGGCAACAAAGCCTGTATCTGAAGCGGATCAGATATTCCTTACGGATCTCAGCCGTCTTGATGCCGTGCAGAATTCCGACAGTTCCACACAGGCTGCTGCTATCGGCTCCCTGTTTGGTGGAGTTGAGGAAACAAAGACCGGCGATATGGCGAAGGCCGCAGCGGCATCCATGACGAATGTGTTTGGTTCTATGGCGGAAGCTGTCAACAATATCAAGAACATTTTGACCGCTGCCAATTCGGCTTCTGTTGACTATACGAATGTAAAGTCCGCACTTCAGACGGCTGCCCTGTCTGCAAGCAGTTCCGCAGCCGAACTTGTACAAAGCGAAGGATTTATTCAGGCGACTCCTGTTGAACAGGCTGAAACGCTTGCCGGGACCGTGGAAGCGGATCAGCAGAACGAAACAGTTGCACAGGAAATCGACAAATCCGTCTATGAGAACCGGGTTGCCGAAGTCGAGAAGGAACTGATCGCCAATGGCGCTCTTGATGCGATTCGCGATGCACAGGCGAGAGCGGAACAGGCGAAAGAGAATGTGCGAATGGCACAGGAATCCCTTGATGAGAAGCATTCTGAACTGCAAGCAAAGGCGGATGCGCTCAATGTTGCTACGAAAGTTTTCAATCAGGAGCCTTCTGCTGACAATCAGCATATGCTGGATCGCGCAATCAACGAATATGACAAGGCAGATATTGTTGCACAGGAATACGAACAGCATCTTGACTCAGTCACAAGAGCAAATGCCGAAGCGCAGGATAAACTGAATACTGTAAAGGAAACTGCCGTCAAGGATGTTCGCCAGCAGGCGGAACAGGTGGTTGTTGAACAGGATCAGCAGAGAGCCGAACGCGACGCAAAGATTGCTGAACAGCAGAGGATCGAAGCTGAACAGGCTGTACAGGCACAGGCCGAGGAAGACGAACGTTCCGGCAAGGCTTGGGAAGATTCCCGTGACAATCTGATCGAGAACATCTTGGACAACGAGCATCTTGAAGGCGAAGAACGCGATGCACGTCAGCAGGAATTGACGAACATGGCTGACCAGATCAAACTGAGCAAGATTGATATGTCCGGTTTGATGAACAACACGGAAGGATATCTTGCCGTAGCAGCCTTCGGACGGAAGCTCGGAATTGACTTCGTTCTGTCGGATAATCTCCCGGAAAGCGCCCGTGGCAAGTACGAGAATGGCGTTATTTATTTGAACAGCAACCTGATCAAGAACGGCAAGATGACTGTCGGGCAGGCTCTTGTTGAAGCTTCTCTGCATGAGATCCCTCACAGCATGGAAAATACCAAAAACTATCAGACTTACAGAAAGGTAGTATTGGATTGCCTGTTTAAAGGAAGCGAATCGGAATACAGGGCTGCGATTGACCAGAAGAAGGCTGACTACAGGAATGCAGTTGGGCAGGAACTGACAGATGTTCAGGCAGAGCAGGAAATTGTCGCGGACTTTGCGAGAACACATCTGAACGCCAAGGATGTTGTCCAGCGGTTTATGGATGCCGGACTTGGCGGAAAGATGCGGAACACACTCCATAACATTAACCAAGCGTTAAAGAATTTCCGGCTGAAAGGCGAAGAAAGAACAACGGCTGAATATCTTCGCAGGGCGGAACGTGCTTTCCAAAAGGCTATGGACGAAGTTGCGAAGACATCGGTTCATCCTGAAGGTGGGCAGTTCTCTGTTGCGCAGATTGCCCAGGCCACAGGTTTGCAGTTCGATGAGTATTCAAGAGAATTGTACGACGTGGATGAAAACGGCAACAGGGTAATCGTTACGGAAGTAACACCGGATATGATCCAAAGCACTCCTGTCGGGCTTCTGATCGATCACGGATTAAAAGGTGAGCAGAATCAGAAAGCCAAAGAAATGATGGCTGGGCTGATGAGCATGGTTGCCAAGTACAAGGACAGCAATCTCGTCTGGGAAATCGGTGCATCCACGCTTTCTTCCACATTCAGCGCTTTGAAGAGCAACTCCGATCCGCAGTACAAAACTACTGTTGACTTCGGTACTGTCTGTGCAAAGACACAGGCCATCATTGATGTCATGAGCCGGGTTATGCTTGACCGGGTGAGTGAAGGCAAGACCGGCGGACTGACTCGTGAAGAGATCATGAAGGTATACAACGAGGTGAACAAGGCTGGCCTTTCTGTGCCTTGCCCTGTTTGCTATGTGTTCAGCCGGTGGATGGGCGTACCTTCTCTGCTTGGGCAGATGAGCCAGTATCAGAACGACTTTGTTGTCGCAGACAAGGTTGGCACTATTGACATAAAAGCCACGCAGAAGAAGGTTGACGAATACATCAAGAATGCCGAAGCCAAGTATGGCGATGCGAAAGCCATAAATAGTGAAAAGGCGAAATTTATCTCAACGCTTACCAGACTTGAAACACAGCGTGAAGAACTCACAGGGAGCCTGTATGCCAAGGGTTTGACCAATGAGCAGAAAGATGAGATCCGTGGACAGATCGATGACGTGCTCAAGAAGATGACCGATGTTGACAAACAGATCGGTGAAGTGAGTGCGTACAACTGGGTAACGCAGGCGCTCTGCAAGAAGGACAAGAACGGAAACTATGTTGTTGACGATAAGTTCCGGCTTACCCCGGACGAGATCCTGTTTGACCTGAACCGGACCGGCGAGTTTGCCAAGTACGAAAAGAACTGGACATATAGAAATACTCGCGGTGCTGGCATGGGAAAGGCAATCATGCCCTATAGCGGTGAAACAATCGGCGATATCCTGTACGGCGTGAAGAAGGGCGGACGGCAGATCAAGAATCCGTGGCTGAACATGGACGGCAAAGCAGCCGAGCGCCAACTGAAAAACGCACAGGACCGTGCGAAGAAGCAGAACCTTGTCGGCGGACAGCGGTTGCAGAGTACTTCGGACTTCCGTCCTGAGTGGGGCCTGGACTACATCATGTCCTTCCTTGAGCTTCAGGCTGCCGGGAGCAAGGTTCAGATGTACACCAAGGTTCCCGAAGCAGTTGACTTCTTTGCCAGCGTTGGTGCCGATGTCAATCTGAGCATCATGGGCAAAGGACAGGGATGGCACGTTGACGAGAACGGAAACAAGGTGCTTGACTTCTCCAATATTACAGGCATGGATTATGATGCCGCCAAGGCGTTGAAGAACAAGTACAACAACGTGCAGATGATTCTTGTCGGCATGAACGATGAACACATCCGGCTGGCAATGGCGAACAGCGACATCGACTTTATCATTCCGTGGCATTCTTCCGGAAACTCCAAGGAAGTGCTTTCCGGGCTGATCAAAGCGGTTGGAGAGAAACTTGATTCCAGCGTTGACTATTCAGAAACGCAGACGGATAAAGTCTCTGAGAACAGGACTCCCGAACAGAAGGCGCTTTGGGATGCCCGGATGAAACTGCTGACAAAGGGCGGTGACAAACTGACCCTGGACGAGCGGAACGCCCTGCTGGCGAATCCGTACACGGCTGATCTGTACAGGCGGTTCACGGAGAAAGGCGTTGATCCTGACTGCTATAATGTGAAACTTGCAAAAGCGCAGGCAGAGCAGATCTTCCCCTACGAGTATTGGGATACTTCTCTGACAAAGGACAAGGCTGATGAGAATGGCAAACGGTTTACTGAGTACTGCGATGCAATGGGCATTGTTCCCCGCTTCAGCCAGTTCAAGGACGATCCCGGCTATTGGAAACTGCTTATTGACAGGCCGATGTACAACAACGACGGCACATATCATCAGCAACAGGCGGTTGATGTCACGAACGCCCGGATCGGTAACCTCGACGAGGAAGGCAAACTCGTAGACAGTGATCTGCCGACACAGGCACAGGCGAAGTACGCTCCCAAAGATCCAAGGAACGCCAACTATGAGAAGTACACGCAGGCCGAGAAGGATGCCATTGAAAATGCCAAGGCTGCTCTTGACGAACCTTATGATGAAGGAACCGAAGGGCAGTATAGCGTGTACGGCGACGTTACTGTTGCGGACATGGAGCAGATGCTGGCGCAGGCAAACGAGGACTACAGCAACGCCGTTGAACGCGGAGATATGGAAGCCGCGCAGGAAGTTGTGGACTTTGCGGCGCAGCAGGCCGGGTATACGCTGGAGACATTTCACGGAACCGGAGAGACTTTTACTGTTTTCAATCGCGGTGAAGAAGGCATTCACCTTGGCAATAGAGAACAGGCTGAACAAGTAGCGGACATGAGATATTCCACAAGATCCGAGAGAACGGATTATGTTTGGAATGATATCCGGGATTCTGTGAGTGACATGACTCCAGAACAAAGGGAAAGTCTGGTTAGATATGCAGAAACTATTCTTGACGGCGATATAAGCGACAAAAACGGTCTTTCTAATTTTGACGGCGATATAAACGATTCGGATGCAGTTGTTTCATGGGTTGATTCGATTGTCAACAGATACGAAGATGAAACATGGGAAACAGACACAAAAGTCCGTATACCTACATTTGATCGAAAAGTCGGACGTAATCTGATGCACTTATACACAAAGATCAATAATCCGTTTGTGATCAATGGCGATATCCGTGTGTGGTCTCCGATCAATATTGCGGATCTTGTAATGGCAAGGTCTGAAGGCCAAACAGAACAAAACATTTACTCAAACAAAGTGGACATTACCGGATCTGATATCGCATTGACTGACGAACAAAAAAATACACTTCAGCAAATTAAGGATGGCGATATCAGAGGTGATGCGGCTTGGGACGCATTATCTGATGTGCTTGACAAAAGCGGATTCGATGGAATTAAATATCTGAACACGTTTGAAGGTGATAAAAACTCGTACAGTTATATTGCGCTGAAGCAAAGCGATGTAAAGTCCGCCGACCCTGTCACATACGATGACAACGGAAACGTGATTCCTCTTTCCGAACGTTTCAATACCGGCAATAATGACATCCGGTATTCTGCCGAAGGCGAACTGACTCCCGCTGATATGGAACAGCGCCTTGTAAGTTCCGGGATCGTCACGCAGGACGAAGTGGATTCTTTCCATGGAAATCTGCCCGGAATGCCTGTTACAGAGGGCGGAAACGCCTATCGTCAGTTCGGCAGAAAAACTGCGCAAGAAAGCGACGCACTCCATGACGATGTGAAGGAATATTTGTACAAACACAGTTCCTACACTCCGGACACGAACCAGGCGCAAATCGACCGGGCCATCTCTTGGGTGCAGAGCAACTCCAGCCAGAGCGATCCGGACGGCTTCTTCTCTTCCTTGCAGAAAGCACAGAATGGTGACTTCGATTCCATTTCTGCTGACGGGCAGGCGAGAATGCTTACCCTTATGGGGATGGCTGCGCTGAAAGGCGAAGAGACCGGAGATCATTCTGCGGAGCTTACGCTTGCTGATCTGTTCAACAAACAGGGAACAGAAGCCGGTCGCGCATTGCAGGCCCGGAAGATGTTCCGTCTGATGACTCCTGTTGGCAGGATGGCAACGCTGAACAAGATGGCAGATCAGATCAATGAAGAGTACGGAAAGAAAGGTAACGAACACAGAGTTCGCCTTTCCGACTGGACATTGCAGGCCGCTGCCGTTGCAGAATCCGAAGAAGACTTCCAGAAGGTACAGAAAGCTGCGGCGGAAGAACTTGCCTCACAGATGCCTGCCAACTGGAAAGAGAAGTTCACTGCTATCCGTATGCTCAGTATGCTTGGGAACCCGCGTACTCACATCAGAAACTTTGTCGGCAACCTTGCGTTCATGCCAGCGGTTGGTTTGAAGAACAAGATCGGTGCTGGTCTTGAAGCTGCGTTTGTCAAAAATGGAGACAGAACAAAGACCATCGGACTTGCAACGCCTGAATCCAGATCTTTTGCGAAGCAGTATGCAAAACAGATCGAAGGCTTACTGCGCGGCGAAAGCAAATACAATGAAGGCAATGCCGTCCAGCAGGAAAGAAAGATCTTCGGACAGGGCAACGGTATCCTTTCAAAATCCTTGGGGCGCTTAACACAGTTCCTTGTGGATGCGAATGGAAACGCTCTTGAAGCTGAAGACTGGGTTTTCCTGAACAGACATTTCCGGAATGCCCTTGCTGGATATATGACAGCAAACGGACTTACGGAAGCTGACATGAAAGGCGATACCCTCGACAAAGCAACTGCTTATGCCGTCAACGAAGCGCATAAAGCAACGTATCGTGATGCAAACGAAGTAGCCAACTGGATGAATAAAGTAAAGAATCCTGCTGCGAAATTTGTTATCAATGCGGTTTTGCCTTTCAAGAAAACGCCTATGAACATTCTGAAGCGTGGCGTTGAGTACAGTCCTGTCAGCATTATCCGGTCTCTCACTTCCGATGCAAAACATCTGAAGCAATGGCAGGCGTATCAGAACGGAGAGCTGTCAGTATTGCCTGAGAAGGCAATTTCGCCTTCACAATATATTGACAGACTATCTGCCGGATTAAGCGGTACTGCGTTTGTTGCACTCGGTGCTTTGCTCAGTAGCCTTGGTTTCCTTAGAAGCGGTATGGATGACGATGACGATGAACTCGACAAGCTCAACGGCAGTCAGGAATACTCGCTTGAAATCGGTGGCGTATCCTTTACGATTGATTGGGCAGCTCCGATTTGTATGCCTCTCTTTGTTGGCGCTACCATCATGGATGAAGTAAAGAAGGCTGCTTCCGGAAGAGGTGAAGACGTAAGCATTGGTTCTGTTCTGGATGCTGTCCTAGGAATTGCGGAACCTGTAACGCAGCTGTCCATGCTTGATGGTCTGAACTCTGTACTGAATCCAAGCAATTACGGCGATACAGACAGCCTTATCCAGGTTGGTGAAAAGGTAATCACGAACTATGCAACAAGCTATGTGCCGACTCTCCTTGGACAGGTTGCCAGAACCATTGACACCACAAGACGGAGAAACTTTGTGGAATCCGGTGCGGACCTGAAAGTGTTCCGCAGTGCTTTGGAACAGGTGGAAAACAAGATCCCGTTCCTCTCCCAGAAAAACATTCCGTACAGGAATGTATGGGGTGAAGCAGATGTATCTCCGCAAGGATGGGCGGCGATTGAAAACTTCCTGAGTCCCGGATACGGGAATACGCTGAAGAACGATCCTGTTACGAACGAACTGAAGCGTATCTATCAGGAGACCGGCAATCCAAGCATGATCCCGAAGGCGGCTGGGAAGACTGTAACAATCAACGGAAAGAATACTCCTTTGACTGCGGAACAGTATGACCAGTACGTTGTGGATCGCGGACAGACAGCATACAATTGCATTAAGGACCTGATGGAATCCCCTGTGTGGCAGATTTGTGATGATGATACACGGGCTTTGATGATTACTGATGCATGGAACTATGCGAACCAGATCGGACGGCATAACGTGGATAACCGGATCAAGAAGGACTCTTGGGTGGCGAATGCAGAACACAATGGAAACTTCGTTGATGTCGCTATCGAACGTGCAGCCGATTCTAACAGAACTGATTACATCAAAGGCTATGGACAGACCATGGCTGAAGCTTTGGATTCCAATGACAGCGAGATGTTCGATCTGAGCGTTACGGCTCTTGAAGAAGCCGGTGCGACAGATACAGAAATCCGTGGTGCGCTTCGCGATTACTTCAAACCTCTCTATCAGGTTGCGTTTGAAGAAAACGATAAGAACACAATGGAACTGATTGAGGAAAAACTTCTGGATGCCGATGTTGGATTCAAGGAAAAAGATATCCGCTCCTGGTTACCCTCTGAAGAAGAAGAAACGGAGATCGATGAGCGCTGGCTGAACATGAGCAATGGTAATAGCACAGGCGGTGGTGGCGGTGGAAGACCGACAGCGATTCCAGAACGCCCAGCTTCAGACAATGATTGGGATCAATACATGGATGATCTTGACAACTATTGGGCAAGCTATGATTTCAGCCGGAATGATCCCACGGAACAAAACTATAATGGAACAATCGACCTGAATGATCGCCAAGTTGTTCACAACGAAGACGGTTCCATCAGTACGGAATACAGTTTCTCCTTCTGGGATAATAGAATCGGTAAAGAGGTGCTGATTCCGCAAGTAGTAAATGGACGGATCGTCAGTGAACAGGAAGCAAAGAATCACTATTATGAGACCGGTGAACATCTTGGAATGTTCGATGACTGGCATGATGCGGACGAGTACTCCATGATGCTGCACAACAGACAAAACTGGAAGTACAACCGGTAAAACTGAGGGGCTTCGGCCCCTCTTTTTTTATTGCTATTACTTCGCTATTACTACCAAAAATCTTTAGAAGCCTTTAAAATCAATATATCTACGTCGACTACGAATCAAAAGGTCGTGGGTTCGAATCCCGCCGGGCTCACCATGAAAGAACCCCGGAAAGTCAATGAAATCAAGACTTCCGGGATTTTTCTTTGCGTTTTTGGCATTTCGTGATTATTGCCCGTTATGGCTTGTTATTGGTCGCTACTACTACCTTATTACTACCAAATTTCAGAAGGATTTTGTGATGTTGTCCAGTTCAACCAGGTCGGTTGACTGATACTTCGTCTGGGTGAATGTGTAGTCACTGTGGCCGGCCAGAGCTGCTTTGTCCCGGTCATCACCTTCGGCCTTCTTCAGTTTGTTCGTGAACGTATGACGGGCGGAATATGGGACTTTTCCTTCAGCGATTCCGAGCTTCTTCATCATGGGCTTAAACACAAACTCCCGGAAATAATTGTCAGTCATCTCTTTGAATTCAATAAAAAGAGGAATCGGCTTTTTCTTCGACACCCTGGTAAAACTGTACTGCGGGAAAAGAAGATTTGTTCCTGGAACATATGATCTGTCTATAATAATAGGAAGGATCTTCGGAGGGATCGTTACGATCCTGTCCCGACCTGCATCTGTCTTTTTCCCTTCTACCAGGTACCAGATGTCATTCTCATCGTCATGATGGAGCTGGTCCTTTCTCAGTTCCAGCATTTCCCCTGGACGATATCCAAGGAAGCATAGGCAATAAATATACTCAGCATAACGGTACTTTCCGATTGCTTTGTGGATGGCTTCTACTTCTTTTTCCGTCAGGGCATCCCGTTTTACTGACTGACCTTTTCCCGTATACAGGTTGTCCGTGATCTTGCGCTCGACATACTTTCTGTCAAAGGCGTATCCCCACAGTAGGCCGGCGACAACTTTCATGACCTGATGTGTACGTTTTCCGGCCTCACAATCGTCCATACAGGCCTGCAGCTCACCTGCTGTGATTGTCTCTATCAGACGATCATGAAGCGGCTGGAAGTGGCTATAAGCGGCCTTATAACCGGACATGGATTTTACCCGTGGTTCGTACCATGGCTCCCATTCATCATAAATCTGCTGTAAAGTCTTCGGTTCCGTTTTTGGGGCACCATTCAGCAACTCCGAACGCATGATCGGACAGTAAGCAAGCGCAGCGGCTCTCGATGGGAAGCCGCTTTTTTTCTTTTGCTTTTTTCGTGGATTGTATACCGTAACAAAAGCTGTCCAGGACTTTTTGTTCGGAGAGAGGAATGCGGAGCCCTGACCGTTACCGCGCTGCTTTGTATGGATCTTTTTTGGAAAATTCACCGTCTTTTTTCCACAATACGGGCAGAAAAGCGCATCATCCTGGAAGGATTTCCCGCACTTTGCGCAGTTCATTTCTTTTTACCATCCTCCGTAAAGAGTCATGTATATCTGCTGATTTGTGATGTACATATAATAAAGGATCAGAAAAACAATTCCGTAAGCACCATTAAAAGCATAGATGAACATATCTGCGACAACGTCTTTTCCTTCGCTTTTAAACACTTCCAAATTACGGATAAGATAGAATGATCCGGCAAACAGAGCTGCCACAAGCAATGCAGCAACTCCGGCCTCAAAGAATACAATCGGACCGGAAGCAATAGCCAATCCAATTTTCATAATTATTGATTCTTCTGATGAATGATTCCAGACTACAATCGCAAGAGGAATCCAGAATATCAGAGCGACAATAATAGTTTTCTTGTTTTTTTTCATCCTGATCACTCCTCATAGCCAGTCATGTATGTCCCAAAGTACGCCAGGGCGGTGCCGTCTGTCAGCTTCCGGACCCGCTGGCATTCAAAATGATTCATGAAGTAATCCATGAACTGATCCCGGACCTGCCGGTTCAGTTCTGCAGGGACGTGCGTTTCCGGAAGTGTCCTCATGCTTTCCAGACACTGTTCATTGCAGCCTGTCATGAAATTCAGCGCTGCGTTTGTCAGCCGGATACCGGATGCCTGGATCAGGTTGACCAAAGGACGGGGACACAGCAGGTGATGGTGAAAGCACCGGACTTCCTCCATCCGGACATCATATGGTAATGAACCATCATGCCCGAGAATGGCATGGCCAAGCTCCCTGGCCAGGGCGCAATGCAGGGAATGGTTGTGCTCTCCGAGTTTTTTGTTGTACGCAATGATGTACTGTTGCTTTCCGTCGATCAGACGGACCGAGGAAAACGCATCCGGCGTATTCATCAGCTTTGATCTGGCGATCCCTACGTCATCGGAGAATTCCGTGAACGTGACGAGGACCGTATCCGGCGTTTCCCGGATGATCGGGAATGGATCAATCGGCGCGGAATCAATTCCGAACTTTACCAGCAGCTCCATGGCCTTGGTGGCGGCGCGGTCGTAATCAGGTTTCATCGGACTTCTCCTTCTCATCAAAGTATTTTGCATACATGATCTGCATCATCTGTGTGACCTTGTCCAGGTCTTCCATGGGCATCTTACTGAAGCCATGAGTAAGGAACCGGATCTTTTCATTTTTCGGTACTTCGGTCACATACTGTTCCACGTCTTCCCCTTCCACATCGTCAAGAAGCAGGACAGGGGAGATGTTCAGTGCGTTTGCGATTGCCTGCAAAGTACTGCTTTTGATATCGATCAGGCCCTTTTCATATTTGTTTATGGCAGACCGCTGGACCCCTATGGCATTCCCCAGGTCCTCCATGGTCATTTTTAGTTCGATTCGTCGGTTACGTATCTTTTCTCCTGTTTTCATAGCGTTTTCCTCCAGACGTATTTATTGTAGCAAAAATAATTTTGGTTTGCAAGCAAAAAATGTCTTGACAGGACACATCGATATCGAGTATACTGTGTCCTGGTTGGACACAATAAAAAGTATATGGAGGAGGTGAATTCGTTGAATAAGCCCATGATGAAGTCTATTTTGGCTATCCATGGTGATGATCAAGGTACGTTGGCAATCCTTCTGGATCTTCCACAGTCTGCTGTTAGTAACCGGCTTAACGGAAAAGTTGATTTCAGATTAAGTGAAATTAATCGTATCCGTAGAATGTACAAACTTTCAGCGCAACAGACTGTGGATATTTTTTTTGAAAATGACGTGTCCTTAAAAGACACAACGGAACAGAACAAACAATAAAGAAAGATAACGGGACAGAAAGAGAGGCCGCAAAATGAGTGAGGTCATGAAGAAAGTTATTGATGACTACAAGAATGAAGCGTTTATGGCATACGAAGAAAAACAAAAGGCCGTAGACGATCTGCTTCTCCACATCCACAAAAGGGATGCATACATTGATCGCCTGCGCAGGGAATTCAAGGACTGCGTGAACGAGCTGTGCCTGAAGTGCGGAAACTATCACGAAGAGCACCTGGGTGCCTGCAATGACTGTCGCTGGCTGAAGCCCAGGCATACCGGAGGCTACCTGGCCGAACCGGGAGGCGATGATCAGTGACCCGGGAGGAGAAGCTGGAATGGCTGCGGTCGCTTCCGACGGAAACCATCAGCCCCCGGCAGCTTGCCATGGTAGACGGCGGCGATCCGTACAGCTACAACATCGCCGCCAAGGAAGGAAAGCTTGACCTGCCGCATCTGTGGCGGGGCCGGAACCTGCGGATCTGGAAAGAACCGGTTATCAAGTTGATAGGAGGGTGAGTATGTACTACAAGACATTGAGAACCACCATGGGCCGGAAATACCGGGTGCGGATGACCGAGGACGAGATTGTGGAACGTGATCTGTTCCGGCTGGCGCTGTTCGCGCTTCCGTTCTTCGGGACTGTCCTGCTGATGCTCGTCTGGTTATGGAGGTAGCAGAATGGAAGAAAAAAGAATCGAGCCGCTATCGAATGTTGTGCCGATTTGGGACGAAGGGTGCGGACCAATTCCTTCCCGGGTAAAAGTTGCATTGACAAACGGGCAGATCGGGACGTTCTGGCGACGTGATGCGATTCCTAAATGGAAACCATGGCGACCGATCCGGGAAATCATCGGATATCCCCGGCAAGAAGAGTATCAACCGAAGCATTTGAAAAGACCGGCGATGCTGCAACATCAACCGGCCAATCAGCAGAAATAACCGTGCTCATTGTAGCACAGAAAAGGAGAACAAGCAATGAGATGCTTGAAGGCGGTGACGTGCTGTGTTTAATCCATACGGCGTTCGCCCCATAGGATCGGAGAAGTTTGAAAACCATTTGCTGACATTGATGGTCAAAGGCTTTGAGACACAGCAGGCAGCAAAGGAAGCACTCCCGGAGTATCCGGTCGTTCCAAAGGCTGAATATCAGGACAAGACCGAATTCGATCCGATCCTGGAAGGATACAAGGCTCTGTCAGCGGCGATAATCGCCCAGGCCGTCAGCGATTACCTTGAGGAGTATGCAGTACGGCTGAAGCTGGAAGATGAAGGCCGGGATTCCCTTGCCTATGTCCATGAATGCCGCTGCCTGACGCTGGAAAACGAGTATTTCCGGGTAAACGGAGAAAATTCCGCATTGCTGGACGGAATCCTGCGGGAAGTGATCCACAACCCGGAGGACAACGGAAAGCTGCAATACAGACTGTATAGGATTGACAGCACCAAGAGAAGGCTCTTGAAAGTGATTCATAACTTGTAAGGAGGAAAAAACAATGGGTATCCCTGTGTTGGTTTTAGGTGAAAGCGGAAGCGGCAAAACGACCGCAATCCGAAATATGGACCCCAAGAAGGTCGCCATCTTCATGGTGGAAAAGCAGAGGCTCCCGTTCCGGACACAGTTTCCGATGGTAGTGCCCAAGGCCGGATATGCGCACATCCAGAAGGCGCTCCAGGAGCACAAACTGAAGCAGTACGTCATCGATGACAGCCAGTACCTGCTGGTCAATGAGTTTTTCGACAAGGCTGCGGAGAAGGGCTACGACAAGTTCACCAGCATTGCGCTGAATTTCCGGAATCTGATCCATTGGGTGAACGTGGTCTGCCCGGATGACGTGATCGTCTATTTCCTGCACCACACCCAGACGGATGACTACGGCAGGCTGAAGGCCAAGACCATCGGGAAGATGTTGGACGAGAAGCTGACGGTGGAAGGGTGCTTCGATATCGTCCTGAAGACCGAACGGAACCAGGATGGCTGGTGGTTCCGGACGCACAGCGCCGGCAATGATCCGGTGAAGACCCCGATGGAAATGTTTGAGGATGACCTGATCCCGAACGACCTGGCAATCGTGGACGCGAAGATCCGAGAGTATTACGGAATGGAGGCTGAAAAGAAATGAACGTCAGTGAACAGATTTACAGGAACGTGAAAGCCCTGGCCGCGATCAACGGCATGGACATGAAGGCCGTGGAGGAAAAGATCGGAAAGAGCGCCGGATATCTCAGCCGGAAGAACCGGAAGATTTCCGTGGATATGCTTATGGACCTGTCAACGATTTTTGAGGAGCCGGTGGGTGATCTGATCCACAAGGACTTTGAGCATGAGCTGAAGCAGAAGACCGTTCTGGAAAACCTGGACATCGCCTTCCAGACGGCGTGCGAGATTTTCGATCCGGAGGCGCTGATCGCGAGGCTGGAGGGGAAGAAAGATGGGTAAGCACATCATCTACAACGATGAAGACAACGTCCCGATGAACGACGATGTCTTTGATATAGGCCACAACCCGACGGTATATCTGGACCGGGCAGAGATGAAGGCCGCTGAAGAACCACTCCCGTTTACCGATCCGCCGGAGGACGGCTGCTGGAACTGCAATGACTATAACGGCGACTTCTGCACGAAGTGCTGGAACAACATGGACGAGTGCTACAAGGTCACCTGGCGGGATTCCAAGAAACCGTCAGACTGCTGCGAGGACTGGAGCGGACCGAATCCGGATGCAGTCTGGGAAGATTTTTTCGGGGAGGATGACGGAAATGTATGAAGACTGGCTGAATCCCCCGGAAGACCCGGCCCCTGTAAAGTGCCCGATCTGCGAAGAGGAATGCTCCGAGGTTTACATCAACAGGGCCGGTGACGTGGTCGGATGTGACTGCTGTATGTGCACACAGGATGCCGGCGAATGGGCTGCGGAGCAGGAAGAGAATGCCAGGGCCATCATGGAGGACCGGAAGTACGAAGAATGGCGCGACCGGCAGATGGATTGAGGAGGTGCCGCATGGCCAGAGGATACGACAGGGGATGCATTGAGTACGTTACCTGTGAATACCCGATGCGGATCGGATTCCCCAAGGAAATGGTGATCTGCGACCTGTGCCCGTTCTGCCACACAGAGAACAGCGGCACCAGGTTCCGCTGTACGGAGACAGGAGAGATCCTGCCATATCACAACAAGGACACAGGGCGGAGATGCCCGTTACCGATTGAACAGAACATAACGATTTTTGAGGAGGAATAACAAATGATTCAGTATGCAGGAATGAAAGCGGAAGAGAGCAGGAGCGAAAGCTACGGACAGCTGCCCGTCGGGGCCTATGTGGCCAAGGTTCTGAAAACGGAGATCGTCGGGGACAAGCCCAATCAGTACCTGGTGATCGGCCTGGATGTCGCGGAGGGAAAATTTGAAAACTTCTTCATGAACAAGTTCCTGTCCGCGAAGGCTGCCGGCAGCAAGTTCGGCGAAGTGAAGTTCAAGGGTACGTACCGGCTCCGGATTCCGAATCCGGACAACAAGGAAGATCCGTATCCGGATACCACGTATTCGCGCTTTAACGACATGATTTTCCGCTTTGAGAAGAGCAACAACGGATTCCGTTGGGATGGTGACGAGACCAGGCTTGTAGGCCTGCTGGTGGGCATTAATATGCAGGAAGATTCCTATAACGGAAATATGTTCACCCGGGTTGGAAGGCTTGCCAACGTTCAGGATGTCCGTGACGGCAAGGTGAAACCGATGAAGCCCCGGCAGCGCCAGGGAACCGCTACGCCTTCCATGGCTATGCCGGCGGGAGAGGCGGACCAGCCTTCCGGATTCACTCCTGTGGAAGTTGTAGAGCTTCCGTTTTAAGGCCATGATCCTGTATGAGGACACCCGCCAGCAGGCGGGGAAGCACAAGAACATCCATGCCTACTGCGAAATGAACGGCATTGAGATCATCCGTCAGGCGCTGAACGTCGGCGACTATATGATCGCCGGCCCGGAGGGAATGATCACCATGCCGGACGGAACGGTCCAGCAGGTCTCAGTTGATAGCAAGATGGGGGTCGGGGAGCTGGCCTCCTGCTGCTTCCAGGAACACGAGCGCTTCCGGGATGAGATGGAGAGGGCACAGCGGTGCGGAATACAACTGATCGTCCTGACGGAAGAGGCCCTGCCCGGGGGACTGCTGGAGAACTGGAGGTCTCCCCTGGGGCGGGACGGGAAGCCCAGGTATCTGTTCAACCCTGTGACGCTGAAGAAGGCCATGCTGACGATGCAGGAAAAGTACGGCGTAAAGTTCCGATTCTGTGACGGCAGATCGACCGGGAAGCAATTGATTGAATATCTGAAAGGAGAACGGACATGAGTAAGGCCACGCAGAACAGCAAGATCCTCCGTTATCTGGAGGAACATGGAAGCATAACACCATGGGAAGCACAGACCAGGCTGCGGATCATGCGGCTGGCTGCCAGGATAAAGGAAATTGAAGGCGGAGGCACCAAGATCCAGCATGAGTGGGTCCGGGAACGCGACGAGGACGGCGAGATTGTCCGGTATATGCGGTACAGGAAGGCGGTCTGATGGATGGCAGGGCGGTTCATAAAGCTTTATGACAAGCTGCTGACCTGGGGCTGGTTTAAGAAGCCAAACACACTGAGCCTTTTCATTTATCTGCTACTGAAAGCAAATTACTGTGACCTGACGTTTGAGGGGCGGACAATCCATCGCGGTCAGCTTGTCACCAGCCTGCCGGTATTGGCGCGTGAAACTGGGCAGTCAATTAAAGAAGTCCGCACTGCGCTTGGTCATCTGATAGAGACAGGCGAAGTGGCAGACTACTCAACCAACAGATACCGCATAATTACTGTGGTTAAGTACGATGAGTACCAGAAGGACGGCAGGCAAAACGGCAGCCAAAGGGCAGACAAAGGGCAGGCAGAGGGCAGGCAAAACGGCAGTCAAGGGGCAGCAAGTATAGAATATATAGAAGATATAGAAGGAGATAGAAAGATAGACTCTCCTACGGAGAGAGAGGGGAAAACCGCCAAGCGGTTCACCCCGCCCTCCCGGGAGGAAATCCTCTCTTACTGCCAGGAGGCCGGCATACAGATCGACGTGGACAGGTTCATCGACTACTACACGTCAAACGGGTGGATGGTCGGGCGAAACCGTATGAAAGATTTCAGGGCGACGATCCGGAACTGGGCAAAGCGGGATGCCATGGTTCCAGCTCAGAATGCAAGGCCGGCACAGGTGAAAGAAGTAATAGCTCAGAGATATACCCAGAGGGACTACGAAAACGAACAGGAAGAAGCCATACAGAGAATGATGGAGGCCATGAGGAATGAGCAAAGAAATATGTGACACATTGTGCCTGCACTGCATCAATGCCTGCAACAGGGGATGCAGCTGGTCTGATGATCAAACGCCGGTTGACGGCTGGAAAGCGGAATACCATATCCTCTGTGGCGGGATTGAGAGCTACAAGGTCCTGGCCTGTCCGCAGTTCGTTCAGGAAACGGAGGAGAACAAGAACCGGAACCTGGACACGGATGGCTGCCTGAAGCTGGTGGAGAGAGTGCTGGAGGTTGCCCGGGATGACTACATCAAGGGAGAAGAGCGTGGCCAGCAGATGATCAGGAAATTCATCCGTGGACGTGGAGCCAGACGGCTGACAATGATTGAAGATCCGGAAGCTGTGATCCGCCGGCTGGACCGGGATACCATTGCCTACCGGAAAAAAAGAGCACAGAAGGCGATGGTGAGGTGACAGTATGGATGGTTATATCAGCCTCCGGGGCCTGACAAGAAAAGAACGGAAAGAGATAAACCGGATTGTCCGGAAACAGAGAAGGGAGAAGCGTATGAACGCAAGACAGGCGCTGAAAGCATACAGAGAAAATGCTGAAAAGGAAATCAGGGAGCTGGAATATTACAAGCAGGAAGCCACTGCGGATATTAAGGCCTATAACGGCTGTATTGAGCACATGATCAAGGGCGGAAGCCCCTGCGACTGGTGCAATGATCAGGTTGAATGCCAGCTCCAGGCAAAGGAAGCCGGCAAGGGCTGCGATGAGTGGATGCTGAAGTTCCGGGATACTGTTCCCGCTGATGGAGGTAATGCCGATGAGAATAAAGGAATTCTTCCGGCAGGTGAGATTTGCGGAAAGTGAGCTGAAGGTCCTGAATGCCAAGCTCAGTCACTATGAGGATCTTGGTTTCTCGTTTGGCGGGACTACCGGCGCTATAGGACACAGCAACAGAGGCACTTCTCGCGTCGAATTAGCCGCCTGCGGCCATGCGGATGCACTGTCAGCCCTGGCTGATAAGAGACGGGAGTATATGGCAATTATAGCGAAGGCAGAGGCCATTATCGATCAGATCAAACAGGAGAAGTACCGGAAGATCCTGTCGTACCGGTACCTGTGCCAGTGGTCGTTCCGGTCCATCAGTGACGAGCTGAAGTATGACGATCCGAACAGCGTATACCGTGCTCATGGTTGGGCGCTGGTCAAGGCCCAGGAAATCCTGGATAGAATGGAAGAGGAGGAGAAAGGAAATGATGCATAATCTGAAGGCCTGTCCGTTTTGTGGTGGCAGGCCTTATATCGAATCACACAGCCGTTGTTATATCAATGATGAATCTACCAGGGCAGCTTATGTCAGGTGTACGGACTGCGAGAGCAGGACAGAACGGTTCCCGGTTTCTCTGGGCCAGCGGAAAGCCGTTGACGCAGCGGTGAACAGATGGAACGCCAGGTACGAAGCTGTCGGATATATACCTGTCGGCGATCATGTTTGATGGAGGTGCCAGAACATGATAAAAGAATCCGACGTTAGAAACAGAAAGCTGAAGAAGACACTGAAGGAATACTATAAATGGCATGGTGAATCGAAAGCGGTGCCTGTCAGGCTTGTAAAGAACAAAAATTCTGATTTCAGTCTGCTCCTGGTACGGTTTACTGGTGAAGATGGACGTGAATTGTCATCGCTTGTCTATCATGACAAATGGAAAGACGGCCATTTCGAGGTAGAAGAAATGGAAGCCGTATTCCGGGAAGACGAGGATGAAATGGTTCAAGCTTTTGAGGAATCGGATCAGTATATTTAGCTTTATGGGAGTATTGCGAACATGACAGAATACACAGAACGCATTGATGGATTTCAAATCAGAGATATTTCATACTTTGGAAAACCGCCTGTAGATGCTCCAATAAGGTTCGATATCGTGAAGTGGTTTCCGGAAAAGAAACCATATATCGGAACAGTTTATCGTAGTACTCCAATCGGTTGGACATCAAACGAGGAACTGATTACAGAGCATTGTTATTCCGTTGCTACTTTGGAATGGAATAGTCATGAACCATGTTTTGAATTTCATTCTGTCGGATTGCGATGGTTAGAAGAAAAACCTTCTGAAGCAGTAATTAACATGATTCTTAAATTCTGTGAAGAGAAGGAAAAAGAGATCGAAGATGATTTTGATTAACTTTGCGTAAGGAGTGTGTTTCGTGGCAGACATTGAGAAGGTTATCAAAGAGCTTGAAGAAAGAATCAAGGTTGCAGAGGAATGTATGGGAAATCCGATGTTTACACCAGATGCTATAAGGACAATTGTTGCCCTGCTGAAAGAGCAGGAAGCACATGAGCAAGCAATCTGCAAGGAAATCTGTGATTTTATCCGTCACGCTTGTAGCACAGATACAGAC